CTTTTTTTGCAATACATCTAATGAATCTCCTGCCTTATCACTTGCCTTTGTTAGCAGGGACACGTCAGCATCAAACACGACTTTTAGACCTGCTACTTCGCTCATTTCATTTGTAAATTTAAAAGTTCTTGAAATTCAATTTCACTTAGCATGAGTGGGCCATTATCTTCTTTTTGATCACTGCTATCAATTGGCCACATGCTTGTAAATTTATGGAAATTAAACGCTTTGTCAGCATGCGGAGATACAGTAAAGTAAGTTGCTAAACGAAGTTCTCTGGAACGCCTATTTCTTTCTGCTTCAAAGCCATCGCACAGGGTGAAATAGTCTTTGGGAATCATTGAATAAAATTGCTCAGGAAGCAATCTCAACGTACCAAAGGCATACCTTTTTACTTCGTCAAAATCAACTATCCCGACATCAGATTTTTTTTTTCAATCATCCTCTTATAGGTAGTTGATTCTGTTAACGCAGCACGAATATCATTCAATATAGCTGTACTATCTGATAGATATAATTCGTCCACATAATCAACCACATCATCCACTGTTACTCTTTCATCACCAATAACTATTTCATTATTGATAAGATAGTTATTGGTGCCAACCAACCCCCCTACAACGCCTCCCCAAACAACTCTATATGTAGATGTGGCCTCTCCTTCATCTCCACCAAACTCTGTCAGGGCTTGTAGCCCAGCCATGTTATACTTAATTGGAAGGTCAACACCTTTTATTGTTACTTTCATTATACTACTATGCTTGAAGCAATGCTACCTTTTACCTTTATATTGAAGGTGAATTTCGTTGGATTATCGGTGCTGTCGGTGGTATTAACAGATGATATATAGCCCTGCCCGCTTTCGTTTATATCGCCCGCAACCGGTGTTTGCCCCTTAATATCAAAAAACAAAGTGGTGCCTCCATCGTACCAGTCCAAAATCTGCTTATACGACTTTTTGCCAGATGTAGGGGCTGTAATAGCTATTGCATTAATGCTTATGCTGGCATCTTCATCACCTGGCAAGCTGTCTGCTCCGCAAAAGCTATCGGCATCAATTTCATTCTTTTGTCTCGAAATTGAATAATCTTCAATACATACTACTACATCCGTTGGGGCAGCGGCTACCCCCATAAAAATAAACCGGTATTTGTTTTTTATTTTATCGTCTGCCATTGCTATATTATTTTAGCTGTTAAAAATATTTTTCAGTGTAAAAGTAACAAATCTATTTATATAATATTCATCCTGGGATAAATTTAATCCTTGGTTTATATCTGATAGCAGGGACACAACTGCATCTTTCCCATTAATTGACATGGTGGATAGGTTACTGGGTGTAATTGCTTCATAAATATGCCCCGCTATGGTGTTAGCAGAAACTCCATTGTTTATTGAAGTTTCTTTAGTAAATATTTTTACAGATACGATAGTTTCGCTGTAAGCAGCATTCATGTTGCTATTTTCAGATGAGCTGACAATTGATAACTCAACGTAACTATCTGTCAGTAATTCATTTGGTGCATAGTTGATAAATACAGGCACGCTCAATGGCGTTAATTCTGCCGTTAGTGCCGTATAAAAAGCCTGTTCTATTGCTCCGTTATTATCTATCATAAAAATTGTTTTAAATCCTCCAATAATTGTTTTTTCTGTTGTTGGTATGCTGGCAATAAAAAAGGGTGTGGCCTTACTCCATTCACCATTATGTAAAATGCTATGCTTTCAGCGACGAGTAATAAATCATCTTTCTTTGTGCTGCTTTTCCCGGTGTATGAATTTTTTATCTTAGCCAGTCCTTTTCTTTTTACCCAATCCAAAATATTGTTTAAAAAATCGTAATAATCGCCGCTCCCTTTACCTTTAAATTGCATGGCCATATCCTTCCATTCCTGGGGCAATGAAGCCACATATTTTGCAGCATATTTACCCGTACCAAACTCGACATAAGCCGCATAAAAAACATTTACATTTACTTCCTTTATCAAAGGTGTTGTTACGTTTGCTGATATGTTAGCCTTTAGCGTTCCTTCATCCGTTGGCGCTAATCTTTTAGCAGTTGTGGCGCACTCGAGCGAATTGCCTGAAAGGATTTTATCTATCTTATTTATAGTCTTTTTATCATAAGCCTCAATCTTTATCCTCAACTCGGCAAATTTGGCTTTATTACTACTCATTAGTATAAGCTATTATTTCTTCTACCCAAAGCCTTCCAATGTCCTTTTTAATAACGCTGCCAATTGATAATACCTCCCCACTATGGAGCGTTACAGTAGCTGTTGGTTTAGTCGCCTGCCCCACTGCATAAAGAGTAGTCACTTTATACGCCTGCGTGTAATTTATACCACTGTAATTAAGTGCTCTACTTTCACTCAACTGCTCAACTTTAGCCCACCGCTCAAATGAAGATGCTAATGCTTTTTCAACTCTACCGGTAACCGCATTCTGCGATACAGTGTATGTGCTTATTGTTACAACGCTATCCATTTCTCCTATGCCTATCATATAGCCCTATATTTATAAAGTATTTCCATTGCCGAGCCGCTCAATTCATTGCTTACATTCATATCCCCCCTATTGCGCCAGAGGTATGCAACCTGCCTCAAAATAGCCGTTTTAAATTCTTTTGGCAATAATGAATAACCCGCAGCATACACCACTTGTAAAGATTCCAAAAAAGGCTCGATCAAATAGCCCCTTAAATATTTATAATTCACATCTAAATCTTGATCGTCCTTCACAGATGTAACAGCTATTATAGGCCCGTATGGCAATGCTATGCCTCCCAATGAATTATTTATATCTGCTGTTATTGTTCGTGGGACAAAAGACATACAAGCATAACGCTCACATGCTTGCCGTGCCGAGGATATTAATTCAGTAATGAGATCATCATCAGTAGTTCCAGATGTACGTAAAAATAGTTTTGCCTCCGATAATGTTATTGGTTCCGTTAATACTATTTCTCCGGATGACGAAACGTATAATACCGTTACGTTTTCACCTACTTGTATGGGGGCCAAAAGGGTATTAAATTGAATGGTATCTGACACCAATTTACATTGCTTTAAACCTGCACTATAACTCCCTGTTATCAATGCCCACTGAACACCATCCCTAAATACTAAAAGAATAGTGGCCCCCTCAAATGATGTATTTTGAACAGTGTAGCCACCACCAATAATTGCATCACTGCTATATACAGATGTTGAGCTGGCTGATGAACCTACTGGTTCATCAGAAAAAGATACTTTAGTAACTGCGTTAAACATTTAATACCATTTAAAAAAAGCGGGCCTATTCCTAAAAATAAACCCGCTCCAAAAACAAAAATAAACACTATAACCAGGCTTAATTTTTTAAGCCACGTTGCCCATATCTTTTAAGATAATAGATTGTCCGAACATCGGGTTGATCTCCTCCAGGCACTCTATCCGTGCTGTGATCAAATTCTTAGTTACATTATCTCCATCCTGTTCAAAAAATTCTACGCTCAATGCCTCAGCTTCAACACGCTCCAAATATGCTGCATCAAAAATAAGAACCTTGTCGTCCACCACCCAATCAACGCCGGCAACCGTAACGCCAGAAATCACCATAGAACCATCAGGGCGTGTAACAACGCCGCCGCTGCCTTCGTAGTAGCCACTCGTGTACGTGGCTTTATTTAGGCGTGCAATTTGGGCGTGATTCGCTAACACAAAACTCGGAGCAAATTTGGCAATTTTTTGATTTGCAATTAAATCAATTATCATCTTTACGTTTTCAGTTTCGGAGGTTACCCCGCTACCTGTTGCGGCAGCAATAACTGTGTTGTAAAATAAAGTGTTTTCAGTTGCGTAGAAATCACGCATTAACATACGAATTAAAGTAGATTGCAAAAATGGCAAAGACTTTATGAGCTGCTTTGAAAATCTTGCGAAACCGGCCACGTAAGAAGTAACTGTTTTTACCTCCGTGAGGTCGTAATCTATTTGTGTTTTAGCACTGCCTTCTGTTTGTTTGGAAATTGAACCCTCGGAACCAGTTTCCCGATAATAGCCTCTGACTAAAGTATCTGATTGCACCGTGGGGATCAAGTCCCTAAAGTTTACTGCTGTACTTGGCAAAATAGCATTTGTACCTTGGCTTAACACGGAGGTGCCTGTTAAGTTGGCCCCCAATGTCATATTGCCTACTGCTTTCAAATCGATGTCCATTTTAAAGCTGCGGCCTTTAGTTACCTTTGCAATATCTGAGGCATGCTTTTCGATGGCTTCCGCATATACTTGGCCTAATGACTTCTTACCCTCTGGTTGCAAACCTCTACTAATGTACACACTAAAGTCGTCAATAGCCTTCTGATTTTCAACTGCCTTTTCCTCCATTGCATCAAATGATACTCTGAGTGCGGCTATTGAATCATTCATTGCTTTTACATCAATTGCCTTTGCTTCTAAAGCAGCAATTTTATCCTCAAAAGATTTTATTTCTGTTTTGAAAATATCTCTTGCCTTTTGATCCATTGTACCGGATAACCCAGCTTTTAGATCGTCCAATTTTTTTTGTAATTCTTCCATTTTTTTATTAATTTTTTAAATAATTATCAATATTTAGCGTTGTTATGAAATTATCTAATGTTTTCAAACTTTCCGGCCCAGTGATTATCGGCTGAGTGGTCATTGTGTGTAACTGCTTTAGATATAATTCAAACGCTTCAAAAATTTCTTCATTTTCATATTTTCCATCCCTAAATGCTTTAGTAATAACTAGATGCTTTGCATTCAGCATGTCCTTGCTCAAATATCCCAGGGCTAATTCATTCGACCCCCAGGTTACGGTTGAGCCTTCCCATAAGCGCACCTCTTTTATTATCCTAACTGGTTTTTTTAGGCCATAATATTCGACAAAATCCGTTTTGCTTTCGGTTGAATCCAATACTTCAAAGCCGTAAGAATGTTCATCCACCACACCATCAGCGTATAACTTAATCGTATCACGGCCCCAACTCGTATCGCTTATTTTGCTCTCAAATCGCAACCCCTTATTATCTTCTGATAAAGTGAGGCCACCGTTGCGAATACCTGAAAGCGGCATAAAAGGATTATGTTGATAGAGGTGCTTTATGCGCTTACTTTCAGCTATTGTTTTCTTAAATGCCCCTTTCGATCGTGACTGGGAAAC